TCCACCACGGGGTCGGTGATTTGCCGAAGGTGGCGTGTGCGGGGAAGTCCTCGTCGTGCCCCACCACTGTGCCCGACAGTGCCAGGCACACCACGCAGGCGTCGCGGAGTGATTCCCACATGAGGTCGGCGCCGTTAGCCTCCGCCACCTGCTGGCCGCCCACGTTGAGGGCGGTGTTCACGATGGTGCGGGCGTCCCGCTCCACATCCGCCGCCGCAGCATGGGTGGGGGCGAGCGCGGTCATGGCGTCGTCGCGGGACTGCACCGGCGTGGAGGTGAGGAGCTGCTCGGCGGTGTCATACCGGGCCGCCACCGTCCGGGTGGTGGCGGCGGCCATGCGCTCCGTCACCGGGTCCGGCACGGCCGGGGTGACGGGCAGCGCGAGGGTGGCCGCGCCCTGCCGGGTGCCCAGCGCGAGCGCACGGGAAGCGTAAGCAGCCACCACCGGTGCCGGATCCGGCTGCACCGCGCGCAGCTGCTGCACCACCGCCGGGGCGAGACCCGACCACGCCACCGGATCGGGTCGGGCGTCCAACGACCCGAACCGCAGCACCCACTGGCGGGTCACCCACCGGGACAGATCCCGGGCCGCCACCCGGACCGGGCGGGACGCCTGCTCGGCGGCGCGGTGCTCGAGGGTGAGCGCGTCATCTCCGTGCGAGAGCAGCAGCAGGATCGCGGCGGCGGTGGCGAGCTCGCCGAGGTGGCTGTCGGGCTGCCCGGATGCTGCGGGGGTGGCGTTGTCAGGCTGCGACATCGCCACCAGCGTCCGGTGGCGCGGCCAGCGGCGGGAGCGCGGCCGGGGCCTTCTGCGCGGCGGTGCGGGCCTCGTTGGCGTCGCCGATCTCCTGCGCCTTCGGGCCGGCGTCGTCAGGGTCAAGAATGTCGGCGACACCGTCCCCGTCCGGGTCGCCGATGATCGCCGCGATCAGGGCCTGCACCTGTGCGTCGGACACCGACCCGAGGGACACCGCGGTGCCGAGGGAGGCCAGCGCGGTGGCGATCTTCGTCAACAGGTCGACGGCAACGTTGAGGTCGTCCTCGGACTCCCCGAACCAGTCGATGATCTGCTCGCTGGAGTATCCGGCCTCGAGGAACGCCTGCTGTGGGGGGAGGCCCGCGTTGAGTTTGGCCTGCACGGTCTGCCAGCCGGCGAGGTCGTCGACCTGCTGGAGCGGGTTCCACTGCACGTCCACCGACTCCACGGTCACACCGGCGACCTTGAGCGCGAACGTGACCATCTCCTCCCAGGTGTCCTCGAGGGACAGGCAGCGGTCCTCGCACTTCGCCACGAACGGGGCTTCGGCGACCCGGCGGGACTCGCCGGACGGGACGGAGCCGGTGGGGTCGATGCGGAACAGCGGGGTGTTGGTGATCTGCGCCATGAAGCGCAGGTAGACGAGGATGGGGTCGGTGAACACGGCCGGGTCGGCGGTGTCGAACTGTCCGACGTTCTTGAAGCCTTTCAGCTCCCACAGGCTGCCGGGGTCGGCCTGGAGTTGGCTGCGGCCTTCGCCGATGGGTTCGGTGGCGCCGGTGCCGGAGGCGAACGCGAACTCGTCCTCGTCGGCGTCGGCGGCTTCCCCGGTGTCGGAGTCGACGTCGCGCAGGGCCCAGCGTTGCGGGAACGATTGGTAGTCGACGCCCGCCATGTGGCTGATGATCAGTTTGTGGATGGCGTCCTGGGGGCCGTAGGCGTCGTGGTGCTCGGGGCAGCCGTACAGCTCGTCGACGGTGTTGCGGAAGTGGAAGACGGGGATTTCGCCGTACGGGTTGTCGTAGGGCCATTCGTCGTCGGGTTGGGCGGTCCACTGGGTCCAGCGTGCCGCCTGCCCGGTGCCGGTCTGCAAATACTTCTCGATGCGGTCCGGGTAGAACAGGTCGACGCGGACGGACTTGTCGGGCTGCTGCCAGCGCTTGGCGGCGTACAGCTTCTTCCGCGGGTTCTCCGGGTCGTAGAACACCCGCACCGAGCGGGGGTTGTTGTAGAAGATGTCGACCTGGGAGTCGTCGTCGGCGTCGGGCCAGACGATGGCGTAGGAGTCGCCGTACTTGAACGCGTTCCGGTTGAGCGTCTTCCCGGTCAACTTCATCTTGTTCCGCGTCCACAGCTCGCCGAGCTTGGCGTTGGCGGAGTCGGGCTTGCAGGTGACGGCGGAGATCGCGACCCGTTCGGCTAACGCGTCGACGGGGAGGCGGGCGAAGTTGAACACGAAGCTCATGCCGGTGCGCATCATGGCCCGGCGCAGCCGCACCGACGCGAACACCTCACTGACCTCGCCGCGGTAGTAGCGGCCGGCTTTCTTGTAGCTGCCGTCGACGCCATCCATGGCTTTGACGGCGGCGGGGAGGTCGGGGTTGGTGGCGGGGGTGGCGATGGCGGGGTGGGTCAACGATCACCGCTTCCTGTCGCCGTCAAGGGTGAAGCACACCTTGAGTGAGGATAGCGCACCCTAAGTCCTATGTGGACAGACGCGCCACGTCGGTACTGAGCTGCGAAAACATGGCACTCGAACCCGCCAGTAACTAGACGTAGGGGGTGCTGCTCGTGCCGCCCTGCTTTCGCTTCCCGAGAAACACCTGCACGCCCGCGCCGATGGCGTCCACGACGTCGTCGTTGGCACCCTTCGGGAAGCTGATCATCTGCTCCTCCGCCACCGGCAACGACCGCTCATGCAACACCCGGCCCATCTGGTAGTGGTTCAACAGCCGGGCCGCGCGAACCTCCTTCGGCTCGTGCTGGTGGATCGTCTTCACCGGGATAGGCATGTGATGCAGGATCGCCCGCCACACCTGCCCGCCCTGGTTCGACTCGATCAGGATGCCTGTGGTCTCCGGGTATGCGTCGATGATCCGCAACACCAGCGACCGCAACTCCTCACCCGGGGGGACTTTGACGGCGCGGACGTGGCGGACGAGGGCCTGACCTGCCGGCTTCGAGTAGGCGATCACGGCGAGACCAGTGAAGTCTGACGATCCCTTCGAGGTGACGGCCGGGTCGATCGACAGGAGTTGCCCGGTCAGGGGTGCGTCCGGGAGGCCGTGGCGGAAGTCGTCCGAGGTCCAGTAGTCGCCGTCCGCGCCCATCGGGTTGTTCATGTAGTTCTTCAGGAAACTACGGGTCATGCAGATCGACTGGAGGTAGGCGAGCGGCCACTTCTCCGGCCACAGCGACCGTTCCTCACCGGTGGCGTCGTCGGTGATCAGCGCCGGGTACAGGTGCACCCGGATACCTTCCTCCGCCACCCACGCCGGCGGACCCTCACCGGGCAGGACCGTTTTGACCATGTCGTGGACGATGGAGCCGGGCATGGTGACGGTGCCGACGATGACGACGCGGGCGTACACCGACAGCGGGAACACCGCATCCCGCACCGACGACAGCCGCTTGCCCTTCTGGTAGGCCGAGTAGTTGGCCTCGTCGGGTTCGATGTCGTCGAGGAGCAGCATGTCCGGCCGCGACGCCCCGACTTTCATGCCGAGTGAGGCGGCGTCGATGCCGCGGGCGCCGAACACGAACCCACCCCGGGTGACCAGCATCCCGCGGGAGTCCGACACGGTCGCCCCCCTAGGTCGCACCGCGGGGGCGCACAGGTCGGGGTAGTCGAGCTGTAGCAGTTCGTTGGTTTCGAGCTCCCGTTTGAACGTCTGCAAATGCAGTTCGGCCTGGGATGCGCTGTCTGCGAAGGCGGCGATGAACTTCACCCAGCCGTGCGCGGCAGCCCACATCGGCAGCAGCAGGAAACACAGCGTCGACTTGCCGGCGCCACGGGGGGCGACGTAGCAGTCCCTGGCCTCGGCGGGGCGGGCTACCGGTTTCATCCACTGCTGGGCCTGCCGGAACAGGTCCAGGTGGAACGCGGAGAACGTGATCCCGCCGGTGTCGTCCCCGCGGAGGTGGTGCGGCATGTAGACCAGCGCGAACGCCAGCGGGTCGGCCTGGGTGACCGCCCTGCGGTAGTCCGGGGACCGCTCCAGGGCGTCGACGTCGAACCGCTCAAGGTAGTAGTCGAGGTCGAACGTGGTGTCGAGGACAGTCACTCCTGCCCTTGCACGGCGGCAGTGGCCGCGGCGGCCTTCGCCCGGGCGTCCCGGATCAGCTCCGCCAACCCCACATCCACCTGATCCACCTGGTGCACTGTGGCCTCCATCTTGATGGCCGCGTCCAGGCCGAGTAGCTTCGCCCGACGCTCCAGGATGCGCAACAGGCGGTCCGTGGCCTTCAACGTCATGTCCGGGTCGAGGTAGGCGTTACCGTCCTCGTCCCGCACCACACGCCCATCCGACACAAGCGGGTGCTCGCCGTCGAGGATGTCGTACACCTTCACCGTGAGGTCGTCGAGCGTGAGCATCTGCTGCTCGTAGTACAGGCGGGCATCCGGGCCCACAATCGACTGCACAGCCCGGTCGAGGGCGCGGGACACGTTGGCGTGACCGCCGTAGCCGAGCCTGTCGGAGATTTGCTGGAGCGACAGGCCGCGCGCCTTCAACCGCAAAGCCTGCGCATCACGCTGGGCCGATTCCTCGGTCTTGAGGAACCGGCCTGACCCGGTGCGCTGTGTCTGACGTCGTGGCTTGCGCGTATCGGCGCCTGATGTGTCGCGGGGCCCGTCGCCCATGTCAACTACTCCTTGCAGGGTTAGAGCTTGCCCTGTTCCTTGTCCTGCTTCACCTTGGCTGCGCCCTGGGGGCCGCTGGCGGGTTCCTTCTCCTGCTTGCGGTCGCGGCGGCGGTCGATGTCGGCCTGCTCGTCGTCGCCGGTTTCGACGTCGATGGTGTTGCGGGCTTCGGCGTCCTTGGCCTCGTTGTGGGCGATGGCTTCGGTGTTGTCGGCGGGGGTGCCGTCGGGGAG